GTATACAAACTACAAACAATAGAGGGTTTACTCCAGAAGAAGTGGCCTCTCGTTGTGTGGATAAGATTGTAGAGGTTGGGGACAATGCTGCCCCTGAAATTAGAGATCAAGCTCATGCCTTTAAGGCCCACTTAGAAAAAGTAATTACATTTTATATGAAAGAAGCAATAAAATCAGATAGAACCACTGTTTGCAACGCAATAAAAAATGCAGGACATGAAAAACTTGCAGAAATGATAAGGAGATTATAATGGCTATATCGCAGGCAATGTGCACATCATTTAAGGTGGAACTTCTTAAAGGTGTACACAATTTTACAAATAGTTCAGGTAATACGTTTAACATAGCTTTGTATACCTCCAGTGCTAGTTTAGGAGCGGGAACCACAGCTTACACAACTAGCAATGAAGTGTCTGGTACAAATTATACGGCAAAAGGACAAGCGCTCACTAATGTAACGCCTACAGCATCTAGCACGACTGCCTTGACAGATTTTAGCGATGAAACTTTTAGTAACGTTACTTTAACTGCTAGAGGGGCCCTGATATTTAACGATAGTGCTTCTGGTGATCCGGCGGTGTGTGTGTTAGATTTTGGCTCTGATAAATCAGCATCCTCTGGTGATTTTACAGTTGTCTTTCCTGCTGCCGATTCTAGCAACGCGATAATAAGGATAGCATAATGGCTTTTGTGATTGCAGATAGGGTACGAGAAACCACAACTACAACAGGCACAGGCACAATCACTCTAGGTGGTGCAGTCACTAACTTTGAAACTTTTACGGCTAATCTATCTAATTCTGATACAACCTACTATGCTATTGTTGATAATACAAATGGTGCTTTCGAGGTTGGTCTAGGAACATTTACAGCATCTGGAACTACGTTAGCACGATCAGTTATAGCGAGTTCCAACAGTAATAATCTGGTAGATTTTGGTGCAGGAACCAAAGATGTCTTTATCACTGTGCCTGCAAGCAAGATTGTTGTGGAGGATGGCAGTAACAATGTTGCAATAGGTGGAACAGTTACAGCTACGGCTTTTAGTGGTAGTGGTGCAGGTCTTACAGGTGTTGACGTAGTGAACGATTCGACTCCTCAGTTGGGAGGAGACTTAGATGCACAAAACAATGACATAGAAAACGCAGGATTGGTTGAAGCAAAGGCAGACGCAGGTATTTATGGAAGCTCATCATCTCCTGTAGAGTTTACAGTTACTGTGGCAAGCAAAACATCTGGGCATCCTTACAGTGGGGATGGTAGTGGTAATGCATATTTTATAAACGGTATAGAGTCACCTGCTATAACATTGCATGGGGTAGATTCTACAACGGCAAATTCAGAGTATCATTATAGGTTCACTCTAAGTTCTAGCGATATGTCTAGCCATCCTTTTAGACTTTACTTGGATGCAGGAAAAACAACAGCATACACAACAGGGGTTACAACAACTAGCACATATCTACAGATAGCTGTAACTAAAGACACTCCTAAGATTTTGTACTATCAGTGCAGTAGTCA